GCAAACTTTTGGACTTCTTTTTCTCTTATCCCAAGTTTATTTCGTACTTTTGTCCTATAATAAATCTGCACTAAATACACATGCAATACATCATAACTTGCCCCGAACATATTGATACTTCTATCACGCTTCCCGCATCAAAAAGTATCAGTAATCGTGCACTGATTATTCAAGCACTAACAAAGGGAGGAATGATGCCAGAAAACCTATCGGATTGTGACGATACAGAGGTTATCATCCGTGGACTAAGTAAGCAGTCAGATGTGATCGATATCAAAGCTGCAGGAACAGCAATGCGCTTTATGACAGCTTATCTAAGTGCAACGGATGGAGGATATACAATCACAGGAACGGAACGAATGAAACATCGTCCGATTGGTATTCTCGTAGATGCACTACGCTATTTAGGGGCAGAGATTGAATATGTTGGCGAAGAAGGTTATCCCCCACTCCACATCCGTGGCAGACAACTTGAAGGAGGTTCATTGCAGATACCAGGCAACGTCAGTTCGCAGTATATCTCTGCACTATTGATGATTGCGCCTANGATTTTTATCAACAAAAAAAGAGGCTATAATAGCCTCTTTTGTTATCATATTTCACAGTCGGGATGACCAGATTTCAGATTTATTTTTTACATTTCTAACTTGCTGATATTCAATAGGACAATTTTTAGTTTTTAGTTAATTTTCACCGAGTTTTCACCGACAATATAAATCTTACATTGTCTTCGCTATCAAACATTTGAGTGATTTTTTAATTAAAATGTTTGAATAAAAACACCGTAAAAACACTCTTAAACACCTCTAAGGCGCATCTTAATTATACGGCATTTGCCACTTTTTTAACAGAATCTTCAGATACATTTTCAACGAGCTTCGCTGTTAATCGGTCTATTGTTCTCTGTTGATTTTCTATGGTTTTCTGTTGCATCGAAATAACAGAATAAAGTTTATCCTCATTAGTTTCTTCTCGTCTTTCCTGCCCCATTATCAACCAGTTAGCATCAATGTTTTCAAAACTCGCTAAAATCTTAACTATGGTTTCATAATTAGGTGCGTTGCGACCAGTGATGATATTATTAGCCGAAGTCCAAGATATATTCAATTTTCGAGCGAACGTATTTATCGTATGCCCTTCTTTGTTCATCAATTGAACAATGCGATTAGTAATAGTTTCTTCTTCCATTTTCATTATTTTTTAATAAATGAGTGAAATAACCTCTCATTTATTTTGTTATTTCAAATAAATGTTAGACCTTTGCGCTACGCAAGTATTACTTGCGCCACGAAAATAATAAAAATATATCGAGGGCGCAATAAAAAGAATATAAAAAAATAAAAATGAGATTCAAAGAGTACATATATTCTCTTCCTAATCAGCGCAAAGAAGAGATATCAAAGATAATGGAGTTATGCCGTGTTAATGAAAGTACTGTCTATAGATGGTTAAGGGGCGACTTTACTCCAGCCCCACAGAAGAGAAAGGTAATCTCAGACTATCTTAACATACCCGAACACGAGCTCTTCCCAGATGCATAGAGAATGTCTACAATGCGATTCTCATCGCATGTGCATAAATGGTATTTACTGTAACTTACTTGAAAAGTATGTTCAGTATTCTACGGAAAAAGAATGTAAAACAAATAAAACAATCTTATGAAAACAAAGGAATTTGAAAAAGCAATTGACGCATTAAACTTAGGTATCGTAATCGACGAGATGAAGCTAAACCATTCGAATGTTCGTCAAGTAACTGGTCACCTTGAGAATGAAGGTGTCATTTGGAATGAGAAAGGAGAGGCTTTCTCCACTGATTTTGAATGGAGAGAAAATAAAGAAGATGGTGACCTCGTTGGAGTCTTTGGTAGCTCGCTGGAAAGAAATAAATTGTATGACCTTAAATTTGAATAACTATGCCCAGCATTAGAAAAGTTAGAAAAAAGGCTATCCGTAAAATGGGATTTAGAATGTCTTTTCTGTTTTCTCACAAGGACCCTAATCAAAAGTTAACATTAAGCCCATCAGTACGAAAGAAAATCAGGCAAGGGCTGACAGAATATCTAAGAAAGAAATGTTTATAGATAAAGATAAGTGGGGAAAATTCTCCATACAAGACCTTTCAGAGCGAGAACTTCGATTATTACACGAAGCACTTCGAGTATATGTTCAGAGTCAACTTGGGCGTCTTCATCCAACTGACAACATAATGATTATGCGGTTTGATAGTGAGTATATAGCTATATGTTTGCAAGGAAAAAACTTTCCAAAAATGGTTTGATTTAAGATATATAAATATGATATACGGATATTTAAGAGTGTCTTCTGATGAACAAGATGTAAATTCCCAGAAACAAGGGGTTGAGTCATTTTGTATGAAAAACGGATGGGTTATAGATAAATTTATTACTGATGAGGGTGTTAGTGGTGGCAAAGACCCTGATAAGAGAAATTTAGGACCACTTCTTAAGCTGGTCCAAAAAGGCGATAAAATTGTTTGTTCTGAGATTTCTCGACTTGGACGTGATTTATATATGGTAATGGATATTCTTCATTTTTGTATGGAGAAAGAATGTGTTATATATACAGTAAAAGATAAGTTTGTTCTTGGCGATGATATAAGTAGTAAGGTCCTCGCCTTTGCTTTTGGTTTGTCTGCTGAGATAGAAAGACAGATGATTAGACAGAGGACTAAGGAGGGCTTGCGTCTTAGAATGAAGATGGGCGTATTGCTTGGTCGTCCTATCGGGCGATGTAATTCTGAGGAAGCGCAGAAGTTTGGAGCGTGGAAAGACAAGCTAAAGCAGATGGTTGAATGGCAGATGAGTCCACGTCAGATAGCTGCTGTTATTGGATGTGATAGGAATACCGTCTCACGGCTTATCCAACGGTGGGGATATTCTAAGGTGTGGAAATATAAGTCAGATTGGGCAAAATCTGAAAATAAAGAACGAGGACATAAAAGAGTTCCTACTTATAAGGATGGAGATTATGCTATTGTCGAATTAGATAGAGATAAGGTTGTTTCGCTTATTAAGGCGGATTTAACGATTCCGCAAATAACGAATGCGATGCCTAACTTTACGTACGAGCAAATTTATGATACTATTTTGTGTGATAGCGAGTACAACGCATTGTATAGAAAACACGGACAATTAAAGGTAAAAAAATGGAAACGTTAAGAGACTTATGGAATAAAACGTGCATGTCGGCTAATATCCCAGCAATAAGTATGGATACATGTGCGAGAATTCTTGCAGTTGTATACGTACATGGTAATAACGAATCTTTTGTTTATAACAAGTCTTTCCTTTCGGATTTACAATATGTAAAAGAAAGATTTAGACTGCAAGGGGGAGAAATTCCCGATGCTGATTTTTGCGAGTTAGTAAAAAAATATGTGGCTAAACTTGAGAGTTACATAGAAGATCATAAAAGTGATAATTGTGATAATTCTGCGATATTCAAATCACACATACCCAATTGGGCTGTAGAGCTTTTTTATGATAGGTATAAGATTAAATTAATAAATTAATCTTTCGAAGAAATATTCTAACTAAAAGTCGTAAAATTATGAAAGCTGATAATAAACGGTGGACAGAAGAAGATGCTACCTTTGTCAAAAATAATCTTGGCAAACTGTCATTTGAACAAATGGGAAGAGCACTGAACAGAAGTGCTATGTCTGTTCGCCTCTTTGCATTGCGCAATCGCCTTACTGTCGGTTTGCAAGTCAAGCGCAATATCCTTATGGAGATGTTGAAGATAAAGTTTCGCCACCCCGAAGATTTCACACCAACAAGAGCCTTTTACACGGAAACAGGAATAAATCAACGTCGGTTTTGGGACTTATACTATGGTAGAAAACATATCAGTAGCAAAGAGTATGCTGCGGTAGCAGAATACTTAGGCGTAACTTTGCAAGAAGCACTTGACTCACGCCAATTAGATTTGTTCGAGGAAAATGAAGAATAAGGAATATGATAGATAAGAATTTCATTGAAAAGGTAAAGTCAGCTCTAAACATTGTAAATGTAATAGAAACCTTTACTCGCCTGCATAAGACAGGTGCGAACTATAAGGGTGTCTGCCCTTTTCATGATGACCATTCACCATCTATGGTCGTCAGCCCATCAAGACAGACCTATCACTGCTTCGTCTGCGGAGCAAGTGGAGATGTAATATCATTTGTACAGCATCACCTAAACCTAAGCTTCATAGAGGCTCTGCGTTGGTGTGCTAATCAAGCAGGCATCGAGTTCCCTACCAAGGAACTCACACCAGAGGAAGAAGCTGCCTATAAGAAAAAGGAAGCACAGCGTATCGCAATAGATGCTGCTGCAAAGTTCTTTCAGAAGAACCTTGGACAAGCAGAGAGTTTCCTTGCATCACGTGGATATAGTCTTTCTGACAAAGCATTGACCGACTTCGGTGTTGGTTATGCTCCTATGGGTAACCTTGCTCTTGCTGAGCTGTCAAGAGCCGGCTATTCACAAGAATTACTGCAAGAAGTAGATGTGCTTGGGAATAGCGAAGGTCGCTTTTACGACAGGTTCCGTGACCGCTTAATGTTTCCTTTCTACGACATGCAAGGTCATATCATAGGATTCTCTGGTCGAATCGTGACTCCAAACGATAAGACTGGTAAATATGTAAACACAGGCGAAACGCCTCTGTTTACGAAAGGTAAACACATATTCGGATTATACCAGGCACGCAAGAGTATAGGTAAGACAGGGTTCGCTTATCTTGTCGAAGGTCAGTTTGACGTCATGTCTCTGCATAAGGTAGGTGTCGAGAATGTTATAGGTGGAAGTGGCACTGCATTCACTGAAGATCAAGTGAAATTACTACTTCGCTTCACAGATGACATAATCATGATTTACGATGCTGACCCTGCTGGTGTTAAGGCGTCGTTAAAGAACTGTGAGTTGCTTTTAAAGGCTGGGGCAAAGGTGCGCTGCATCCGTCTTGAAAAAGGTATGGACCCAGACGAGTTCGCAAAAGCACACGGAAGCCTTACAAGCAAGAAGTTAAAGGAACTCACAGAACCTTTCCCAAAGGCATTTAAGCGTATGATTCTTCCACGAGGCTGCAAGGATGAGACAGTTATCACAGACTGCTTAAACTCCATCTGTTCCCTCGTAGCCTGTGTGCAAGACTCTGTTCTGCGTTTGGAGTACATTAAATCAATTGCAGAAGATTTCCGAAGCAAAATCGGACTCATCGATAATAAGGTGCGAAGTATTCGTACTCAACTAAAAGAATCTGTTGCTAATACAAATACACAGGCTGGTATCTTCGGAATCGATGCGCTAAAGGAGAATATTGAAAGCGACCGTCCTGCTATTATTACCTCAGTTATGCAGGATTTTCTCGACGGCTATGGCGAAGAACCTATCGTGTATGTGTCTGGTCGCCCGTCAACGAATGATATTCAAGAATTACGACGTGTCTACTGTTATTTTGTTTCCTCAGAGACTGGTTGTGATATTACTGATGATGGCGACGAAAACAATTACTTGCATACTCTCACAGAGATGTTTCGTGCAGGTATTAGGATAGACATGACCTTCAGTGATAGTACAGGCTCGTTCCTTGATTATTACATAGCATTGCACGGTAAGTTCTTCGAAAACTTCAATGGAGACCGAGTTCCTCTTGTCTCACGTTGTATCGAACTAACATCCTACGCTGACGATACTGTTATAACCATAAACAGAAATCATTACTGTTCTTTGCTCAAGCTAACTAAGGGGCAGTTTGACGAGATAAGAAAGCCTTTCGTCCTCAAGCGTAAGTCTGCAATGAAGGTGAGTATGCAAGCAGACAACCTCGACGATGAAGAGTTTGATGTGAACGAACCACCAGAATATGTACAAGAAAATGAAGAGTACAGAAGAATGTGGAAAGAGAGTGGCTATTATCCACGACTCAACAAGAAGAGCGAACCAGTATGTTACATGTTCCGCAACAAGAATGGTAACGGCATGACGCAAGTTGCTGACTTCTTTATGACACCATTGCTTCATATCTTTTCAGATGATTTCGAACAAAACAAGCGTGTGCTGCGTATCAATCGTAGATATTACGAGACACCTATATATATAGAGATACCTTCTAAAGCAATGCTGAAGATGTCCTCTATCGAGGAGGTATTAATCAATTACGAAGCTGTGAACTTCAATGGTGAAGAGTGGCAATGGAAGGCTATCAAAACATATATGAGTCGCCACTTCGTAATGTGTTCAGAGGTGAAGACCTACGGTAATCAGCAGAGCGAAGGTATGAGTCGAAAGACAGATGAACAGTTCTTTGCCTTTGCGAATGGTATCTTCCACAATGTCGACGGTCAGTGGGTGTTCGACCCAGTTAACGAGCTGGGTGTAGTTACGCATAACAAAAATAATTACTACCTTCCTGCTTTCTCAACTATCTACGCAGGAAGCGGTAAGCAATCAGATAAGTACGAGCTCATCAGTCAGCTTGTATACAAGGAGGTCCCAGCTGAGAAGAAGGTCAGCTTCGAAAAGTGGGCTTCATTAATGGACCAGGTATATAAGATTAACGACAATGGTAAGTGGGCTTTAGTTTTCGCAATAATGTGCGCCTTCAGAAGCAACATCCACTGCATCGATAGACTTTTCACCGCTCCATTTTTCATGGGTCCGATGTCGTCAGGTAAGACACAGATAGCGATATCAATCCGCTCGCTGTTCATCTCACCTAACATTCCAATCTTCAACCTTAACACTGGTACCGACGCTGCAATGTCTACCATTATGGGAACTTTCAAGGATGTTCCTGTAGTTCTTGATGAGTATAACAACAAGGATATCAGCGACACCAAGTTCCAAGCTCTGAAAGGTATCGTATATGACGGTGACGGTAAGCAAAAGAGAAAAGGAACCTCTGGACGAGAGATTGAGAATGATAAGGTTTTCGCACCTGTCATCATCTGCGGTCAAGAAACACCACAGCGTGATGACAACGCTCTTATGAGTCGTGTGATTGTCTGCGAAGTTCCGAAGCCTCGTAGCCGTACACCAGAGGAAGTGCGCCTCTTCGAAGAACTAAAAACAATTGAAGACCCGAATAAGATAGGTCTTTCAAACGTACTTCTTCAGATCCTGGAGCTTCGTCCTATGTTTATGGACCATTTCAGAAGCCTTAAGCAAGAAGCGTATAACGAACTAAAGCAAGACCTCATCAACTCTGGAGAAATGGACCGATTGATGAAGACAGCATCCCTCTTCTTGGGAACTGTCAAACTGATAGAGCGATATTCTAACCTTCGTCTACCGTTTACCTACGACGAGTTCTTCAAGATAGTTCAAGAGAAGGTACAATTCCAGTTATCACTTATTCGTAGCACTGATAAGCTGGCGATGTTCTTCACAGCTGTCAACAATATGATTGACACGAGACAAATCATAGAAGGACGTGAATTCCTTATCGAGCAACCCAAGAAGGTTACAGGTAAAGATTCACGTGGAGACGCCAAGACCTTCACCTTTGAAGCAGGTGCGAATATTATGTTCTTACGCTTGAGCGCAGTCTTCAGTATCTTCGATAGAAGCGGTTATAACAATGAGAATAGCACGCTGTCAACGATAGAACAAAACCTGCGTAGTCATTCTTCATACGTCGGCACAGTATCTTCAAGAAGATTCATATGGGAGGAAACAATCGACGATACAGACCTTCGTGATGGAAGTATGGTTAAGCTGCGTAAGCAGAAGAGCACATCTACAAGTGCTATCATTATAGATTACGACAAGTTTGTCGAGTCATACAATATAGACTTTAGAAGAGACTATGCTGACGACAGTAATAAAGAAAGCAAGCCTGTCGAAACTAAGGTAACTAACACAACTGAAGAACCACCGAAAAAAAACCTTCCGCAAGACTTGCCATTTGAGCCGTCAGCCGGAAGTGATGAACCTTTTTAATGAAAGTATCAAATTCCTTTAGAGCCGTGCCAGTTCGGATGAATAGGCACGGCTCATTTTATTCTATCTATATAACATATCATATCAATACCGTATCATATACCATATCATATACCATATCACATTCTTTATTACTGAAGGTGGCGAAAATCCCCCGTACCCCCAATTTTCAGAAGAAACCTCGAAAACGTGACTTTTGAAAATAAATTTTCAGAAAAACACCGTCCTACAATCCTACAATCCTACAAATTGATTTTCTTTTCAAACCTATAATATACATATATATCTATAAATCAAATAGTTATGTTATTATTATAGGAAATAGGATTTAATTGTTTATTTGTAGGATTGTAGGACGTTGTAGGAAATAGGATTTTTCGTGTTTTTCTCTGTTTTGGATTCGTCGTCCTACAAAATATGTGTTTTTGTAGGATTGTAGGATGAAAAAAGAGAGTGAAATAATAAAACTTTTGAGTGATAAAATTTTGTTATCTCATTGATAATCTGTAACTTTGCGTTAATTAAGTCTAATTTTGTAGGAATGTAGGACGGTAGGACGGCTAAAAACTAAAAAAGGATATGGAGAAAAAAAAATGGTCTGCGAAACGAGTTGTTACAATTCAAATTGAACAGTACCTTGCAGAGTATATCAGTGCAAAATATAGAAAAGATACCACCACTGGTGGTGTCAAGATTCCAAGTTCCACGGACCTATACTTCTGCGTATGGGAGAATATGACCAAGCAACGCAGCAATCAACCTGATGTTGTAAATGGCAACCTCCGTATTCACTTACCACAGCGCAAGGCTGGTGTTATCACCAGCCCTTGGAAAGATCCTGCTTATTACAATTACCTATCTCCAGCAGCAGCTAAGGAAATAGAAGCTCAGATACGAAGGATGTTCAATTTCGAACTCCACCGTGTTCTGTTGGAGAATGAAGAGTTCGGTCGACAGAAGAGAAACCTCGATGTTATCTATGACTTTATTCGTAGCTATCAATTGAAGTCTATATCTTCAGATGCATTATTGAAGAATTACTATCGCTTCCGAAACCGACTTAGACCCAAGAAGGTTCGTAAGTATCAAAAAGTTGCATGTATTTAATATTTTTTAATACATACCAAACTATTGTTTTTGTCACTCAAATGTTTTATAATATGTTAGAGTTTTTAAACACCGTACAAGTGAGACTTGTAAATCCAAATAGAGAAGGAAAGAAGAAAGTGTATGAGTTTATAGCAGATACCTTCTCATATATACCACAACTTACTGACAATGAAGCTGGTAATTATTGGAACTGCGATAAAACCATAGTTATAGACTTACCCGACGGGGAGACTCGCAGGATCTTCGCAATAGAGAGAAGTGCTATTGTTACAATCAAAACATCTGATAGGAAAACTCATAACATCGGAACGTCAGATATTCCTGCACGTGTTCAGATATCTTCAAATTTGAACTCTGCAAACCTCGTAATCAAGTGTAAAATGCTCACAGACCCCCTTCTGTAGGTCTTTTGCCTACACCTTATTATATAGTAAATTCGCATCAAAAAGAATATTGATGAAAGAATTACAGTCTCTACTTGTCTCAGGGAAGCCTCTATTCATAACTATTGACGGATTTCGACAGGCTATGTTAACAGCCTTTCCGCTCAGTGGTAAAGCACCAGATAAACCTGAGATGAAGTCTGCGCTCAGCATGACGAAAGATGAAATGCTTGCTTACCTTAATACCCATAGTTGGTATCAGCTCGAGTCACATCTTGCTCTCTTGGATATTCAGAAGATAACGAAACAAGAAAATACCGCTCCTATTACACTTACTGATGAGTTCAGTGATGAGCAGCTTCCTGATAACAGTATTGCTTATCATCGTGTTTTCGGAACCGTGATGTCTGATTCATATTATTACTTTTCAAGCAAGCAACTTCAATCAGACCTACTCGCAGCGGAAGCTAATCCGCAAATCTCTTGTCACTTCCTTCACATCAACTCACCAGGTGGTGAAGCGTGGTATCTCGACCGTCTGAGCGAAACACTAAGTAGCTGTGAGAAACCTATTCTCACATTCTATGAACAGATGTGTTGCTCAGCTGGATATTACATCGGATGCCACGGTCAGCGTATCTACGCCATGACACAGAATGACTATGTAGGTTGTATCGGTACGATGTGCAGCTTCTACGATTTCGAAGAATACTTTGCGAAGCTCGGAATTAAGAAGGTAGAAGCAAAGGCCACGAACTCAGATCTGAAGAATAAGGTGTTCGATGACCTTCGTCAAGGTAAGAATGATCAATTTGTGAAAGATATCCTCGACCCGATGAATGTACAGTTCTTGTCAGAGGTTCGTTCACAGCGTAGTAAACTTGCAGACCTTCCTGATGATGCTCCTGTCTTGCGAGGTGAAACCTTCTATACTCCTCAAGCCGTGGAACTCGGTCTTACGGATGGTAGTAAGACGATGGTAGAAGCAATCGCTGAAGCATCAACGATGGGACGTGAATATACTGAAGCAAAGCAACTAAAGACTGCCATTTATAATATATAATGTGTTTATTTTAATTTTAGTTATTTATGAATCTAAAAGAACGATTAATGAGTGTCATCGAGCTTCTTGGCTTTAAGCAGAAATTCGAAGACAAAAGCCTGACAAAGAGTGAGTTTAACTCACTCGTCGCAGAGTATCAGAAAAAGTACCAGAGTACGCTTACTGATGATATCGCTGCTGAGGAAGCTGCCCAGCAGACTGCTCAGCAGGCGGATGAATTTCAGAAGACACTGAACACTATTCAGGCTGTTCTGAATGGTGGTGAACCTTCAGCAGCAGCTGATAATAACGGTACAGAGCCTTCTGCACAGCAGAGTAATGCGACTCTTGAAGGCATCCTTGATGGAATCAAGGGTATGCGTGCGGACATTCAGGCAATAGGCTCTAAGCCTGCACCTGATGTTCCTGCACAAACAGTTAATACTGTTCCTCTAAGTGCTAATGGTTTCGCTAATACAGCTGATTATCTCTTCGGTGTTGAACATCCTTTCTTCTCAATGAAGAATCGTTGGAATCAGATTGCAGCTAACCCACGTGCAGCAGCAGCTCTGCCAGAGGTTGACGAACAAGTAGATGGTGCTGCCTTCTATAAGGAGGTTCGCAATTATGCTAATTCACTCAAGCACCGCTATCAGTACCTTCAGCAGAACAAGATGCTTGATGCAGCTGCACTTGCAAAGGGTACTTACGCTACTAACTACGATGGCGTAGACAATGCTGGTCTTGGCGATCAGTTCGTTGTACTTCGTCAGGATGCACTCATCGCTCGTGTTCTACAGGTACGTGACCTTACTCAATTTTTCCCTGTCGCTTACGGCTACCAAGACCGTGGACTCGTATTCAACGCCTTCTTCGATGAGGTTTCACAGGCTTACCAGTCTGGTGAGGTCTTCAAGGGCGGTATGAAGATTGAGAACCACTATGGTTACGTTGACGACGCTATGATTAAGATGGAATGGGGTCCAATGAAAGAAATCGAGCGTAAGTACATCGGTTATCTCAACAAGGAAGGCTCTGACCCTATCAAGTGGTCTATGATTGAGTATCAGTTGCTCAATACCCTCCGTGCTGCACAGGTTGAGCAGAACAAACGCCGTATGCGTGGTATCTACGTGAAGCCTGATAAGGGTGTTGCAGGTAGCTACCTCAATGCTGCTACTGGTGTTCTCTACACCTTGCTGCGTTATGTTCATCAGTACGACATCAAGCCACACGATGATGGTACATACCGCACCTATACACAGGCAAGTTTCCTCGCTTCTGTTCAAGAGTTCATTGCTGACGTTCGTGCCTCTATCACAGAGGACATGGACCTCGACAACCACTTCATTTACTTGAATAAGAACCATCAGGCATGGTGGATTAAGAACGTTCGTTCTACCTATGGTAAGGACACAGACTTCGCTGGACCTATGGGTGCATTGAGCGTGGTACCAGACACTACGATGCGCATCATTTGGTTGCCTTATCTCGGTCAGACTCCATTCATGATGCTTCACGAACCAGGTAATATTCAGTTCCTTGAGTTTGTACCAGGTGAGATGCTCTCTGTGAAGATGCAGGAAAGCATGGAGCAGGTCCGTGCTTGGAGTACATGGAAAGAGGGAACTTCTGCTTCATTCACAGGTCGTCGCTTCTCAACTAAGGATGAGATGGATAAGAATAACTACGAGTGGCAGCAGATCTTCATCAACCTCTTTGCAGCAACTATCACCGATAAGGTTGACGGTAATAACGGCTTCTGGCAGATTACCGACAGCACAACAACACTGACAACTATCACCGACATCGAGAATGCAAAGGCTGGTGTAGCTTACTGCATCGAGTGCGGTGATAAAACAAAGTTGCCAAAGATTACCAATAGTGGTAAGTTCGATAGCATCACGGCTGCCTTCACCGCTACAGCTGTAGGCGACTACATCATGGTAATCCTCGGTAGCGACAACAAGTTCCGTGAGTTGGAGCGTTGCGTCGGTGGTAAGCGTACCGTCAACAAGGAGTTGCAGCCTAACGTACCAGGTGGACGATAGATGAATGACTAAGGAACTGAGAGGAAAGTCGATGGAATTAAAAGCTCGGGACGGCTTGACCTCTTCAGTTCCTTTCTTAAATCAATAATTATCATTAATAGAAATAGAAATGAAAAAGCCCAATATTCAGAAACGCTATCGTGCGTATAATCCTATGAAAGGATTTAATTATAGCAACCGTCAGTCACGAAATATGTTCATGGCTACGTTTGCGATTTTTGGTATCTTCATGCTCGTAGCAGCCTTGCTTGACCACTCTCTCGGTGCTGCTGCTGGTTCAGGTGTCACCTTCGCTTCAATGGCATTGCTCGGTCACGTCGACGATGTGTCTGATAGAGATACACACGGTAGTGCTATCTCTTACATCGTTTATCTCATTGCGCTCGACCAGATTGACCGCACTAAGGAGTTCCCACAACCTAACGCTAATCGTGAGGTTGCGCCTGTTCCTTTGAAACCGAATGAGATTCCTCATTACTTCGAGGCACACGACATTCCAACCTTCACTGGTACCACAGAGAAGGGCGACATCACTACCACAGGTGAAAATCAGCTTGTAATGGTAATGGGCGGAGCTCGTGCAAACCTTTATAACTTCATTGAGGAGTACAGCGGTGGTAAGTTTATCGCTCTTTATAAGCATATTAAGAAGAAAGAGTGGTACATCGTTGGTGAACTCGAGCGTCCAATCATCCTCTCTAACACAGAGACGAAGGACGATAAGGATGGTCGTTATACGACCCTTACCTTCAAGCGCAGCTCTGTCGACCTTCCACTGATTTACACTGGCAATCCAGCTGTTACTGCTGCTACTGCTATCAATGCGGATGCTACAGATGTAGCTATCACAGCAGGCAGTAACACATACACGATTCCAAACGGAACGTCAGTAGCTGCTGCTATTGCTACGGTTAGTGGTCTTAGCAAAAGCGATAAGGGAAGATACATCACACTCGTTGGTGCTGGTACCGATAAGGCAGCCACCATCGCTGACGGTTCTACCTTCGTACTGGAAGAGGGTGCAACCTGGACAGCAAAGACAGGTGCATCAATCACTTTCCGTGTTCTTGACACCACAACACTTGTCGAGGTCTCAAGAACTGAAGCCTAACTTATTCCCCTCCCTTCACGGGAGGGGGCTTATTCACCATTTATATTAAGAATATGTACAGCACAAAAGAGAAATTAACGCACTTCCATAAGTTGGTAAGCCCAACTGTTGTGGAAGCCGACCTTGCCCTGCTGCACGAGAAAGCACCACATCTTACTGATTTCACACGCTTCGACCTCTCGCCAGAGAAAAATCACGAGGAGATACTCTTCCTCCTTCTTGATCATTGCGAGCATGACGAAATCGTACGTAATCGACGTGAGTATGCTAATCAAGCAGTCGACGAGGATAATGATAACAACAACGCCAACAACTCTTCTGAAGATGGAGACGAGAATCCTGAGATTCCTAACGCTAATGGAGATGAAAGCCCTGACGCTGACGGTGGCGAAGGCGACGAGAACCCATCGGAAGGAGAGGGTGGCGATGCTTCTTCTAAGAAGGAGAAGGCGAAAGCAACTCCAAAAAAAAAGAAGAAGAGTACCCGAAAATAGACTGGGAAAATCTTACTGATGCGGACGTGCAGATGGCAACCGTCATCTATAACGACCGCATCAACACTTGGCGAAAAATGAAGCAGCTCGACGAATTGCTGGAGACAAAGCCAACCGCACAAGCCGTAGCAGAAATGGCAGAACTGCGCATCCGCAATCTTCAAGCATTTGCCGAGCTGCAATCATTAAACGACACTGGTAAGTTCCTCTGCAAGCACCCGATACTCTTCGGACGCTCAGAGATAGCCCAACTCATTAAGTTGCTCCGCACTGACCCAGCCGAGTTCCTCCGTCAGCACAAGAACGTTCTCGACAACATCAAGCGTTATAAGTCGTTCGTTAAGCGCAAGGATCGTAAAGAGAAAAGAGAGGCTGACAAGCGGAACCTCGAAAAGTACCAAGAGAAAGAGCGACTGTTTAGAATGGTTCTTGAGCAGCAGCAGGAACAGAAATCCAAAGCATAGCTTTCTATCATCCAAAGCATAGCTTTTGATCGTCCAAAGCATAGCTTTCTATCATCAAAAGCATAGCTTTATATAAATCTATTTATTAACCCTTAAAATCAATGTATTATGTCAGTAAAATTTAAGATTTACCAAGACGTTCGCACAAAGAGTAAAACCAAAGGCAAGTTCTATGCACGTGCCGTTGTCAGTGATGTTGCCGACCTCGAGTCTATCTCTAAGGAGATTGAGGAAAACACCTCTGCCAAGCAGGCGGACGTCTACGCAGTTCTGCGTGAACTCGTCAACGTAATGGCTCGCCACATGCGTAATGGCGACCGAGTAGTCCTCGACGGCTTCGGCTCGTTCAAGGTTGGCTTGAAAACCAAGCCTGCCGATTCGGTTGAGAAATTCAACGTAGCCAAGAACATTGTCGGTACGCGCATCAACTTCCAACCAGAAACCCACTGGAAGGCTGGCGACATCGGGCGCACACGTGCCTTCCTCACGGGTATCGACTTCAAGCCTTACGAGGTGAAGAAGAGCGACAATGTTGGTAAGATAAGCCACAAAAAAGAAAGCAATCCGAGTGGTCCGACCGTAGATCCAGACTATCAACCATAAGGATTGTCATTGACTTTCTAATCTTTAGCCGTCCCCTGCCTCACGCTGTGAAGCAGGGGATTTCTTATAAAATACTTGCGTCACGCAAAAATTATTTGCGTTTCGCTTGCACGATTCAAAACGAATGCTTATCTTTGCAGTGCTTAAAGAATGATAGTAGACTATCCCGGAGAGCATCGGTCATTGCTCAACGTTTTCGATTGGGCGTTTTTTATGCTCATAAAGATATTGGCGGTTGCCATTCCGTAGAATTTTCAAAGCCCTTCGGGTAGAGACATCATTCTTTAAGCAGCGGGATGTGCAGCCGCTTCTCTGTGTCTCTGCCACGGCAGTTCCGTGGATGCTTAAAGAATGATGCAATATGCAACCAACAACCCTCCGCACAGCGCAGCGGTCGTTCACGCTCAAGGATTGGGCAAGCGAAAAGCGCAGTAAGTTTTCACAGTGGTTAAACAGCGAGTCAGCTACTTTCTCACGTCTATGCGGTGAGCGTTTCACGCATAAGGAAGTCTGCTACGCTCATCTGTTCCTCGTAGTTCTCTTGGCTGCCTGCTTCGTGGCTGAATGGCTGGAAGGAGGTGCGCTATGACTATTGCCCTCACTCATTCGCCCTCTGTAGCTTATAGCGCAGTGCGCGCAGCGTGGAACCAATTCAAGGCAGCACCCACCGACACGGCAGCCATCGACAATTATCTCGAAGCACTCGAACAATACAACGGCATACTCGAAACGATTGCCGTCTGAAGATATATTTTTTTTTAAGCATTTCTTAAATTGTGAAGCAGCCTGCCGTGAGGCACGCTGCTTCTTTTTCCTGACGTCAGGAAAATGATATGTCTTTTTGTTTGCTCCAACGAAAAGGTCGGAGCATTTCTGCCCCGACCTACCATTGGAAGTCTGCTGTCAAACAATAACTATACAACGGCTATAAGTCGCCTGCCTATCTCATGCAGTCCCTCTACGATGCGCTCACGTTGCTGTGCACGTGGTTTCTTGATACCATTGGCATAGTGGCTCAGCTGCCGTTCGTTCACACCCGATGCACGCGATATAGCTGCAAGACTGGCATACTGCTCACATGAACGGATAAGAGCAGCCGTGTCAAGGTGATAGTCAAACGTATAGTCGCCATCACGCAACCATTGCGGAACATCATCGCCATCGGCTACCATACCCTCTACATGAAAACGCAGCGTTTCGGGTATTTCTTTCATCAGTTCGTCGTAAGTCTTGGCTGTAAGCACCACAGCACCGGGCACATTATCACCAAGGCTTGCACCAAAATTATGATCGTACCATTCAATATTTACTCTTACCTGTTCCATAATTCTTGTTGTTAGGATGATTGTTTGTTTATTTAGGAAAGGAAGGGTGGCTATTTCCACCCTGCCTGCTTCCAGATACTGTTTAATAAGAATTGACTCAAATCTTCGTTCATGTGACCCCTTATCGTTACCTTTCCAGACTTATCAGGGTGCTTAAACTGTCGATGGTCGCCTTTTGTTGTAAGATGTATCCATCCGTCGGCTTCGAGCATCTTGATGACTTCCTTTACTTTATACCTTTTCATTTGCTGTATATTGTTATTGTTTGACAATACAAAGGTAGTAATAATAATACTATTATCCAAATAAAAGTGGAATAAAAAGTATTAGTTTTAATACTTTTAACTTTCCCTCTAATGAAAAACTTTGTCTTTTGCCGTCTCTCCTGATATTCCTATCTTTGCGTTATGGATAAAGAAGTTCAGGAAGTTCTTAACAAAATCGCAATGCTCGTGAACGTCACGGAAGATATGCGTGCTATCCTTAACAAGCTCGTTGAACTGGCAAAGGAGGGTAGTACCGAAGCCGTGAAGGAACTGCGTGAGATTATACAGCAGGCAAAGGAGGAGCAACTGCGCAAAGATCTGTTTGGCGTATGACACAACTTGACCGTATCGAGCAGATACACCCCGACCTTATTTCGCAATTCTTTGCCACTGGCAAGTGCGATGCTATTCCCCAAGAGTTACAGAAGTTCTTGGAACAGTTGCAGTGGGCAATGGAAATCTACGAACACGAACGCAGCATCACTCGTGCAGCTCGTAAGTTGCAACAGCGTATTAATGCCAATCAAGGTATCAAGATAGAGCAGCGCACGTGTATGGCTCGGCTCTATGAAGCTATCAATTACTTTCAGGTAGACAACAACGTGCCTATCAAGATATGGGAGAACCAGTACGCTAACCAGTTTGAGAAGCTTGCCAAGATGTGTGCCATGGCTGGTGACTATAAGACACAAGGCAAGTGCTACGAACGTGCGCTGGAATGTCGTCGTCGTGCTTCTGAAATCTCCGAAGCTGATAGAGACCTTGGTGTTACAATCCTTATCTCACCGAGCATCACAGCCGAGGAACTTGGCTTCTCAAAGAAGAGTCTCAAAGACATTGCTGCGAAACACAATCAAGGCTTTTATGTCACGCTTATTGACTCGCTGCCTATCGAGCAGAAAGAGAAGAAGCGACTGCTGCGTGATGCTGACATTCAAGATGCTGAAATAGTAGAGGAGATTCAAAATGACTGATGAACACCTAACAACCAACACTCAACAACCAACAGCTAACTTCGAACACTACTATATGAACCGTGTTCAGCTGTTAGCAAACATCATTGACCCGAATATGCTCTATGCCGAGTGGGCTCGTGCGACAGGTAAAACAGAAGGCGTTATCGTTCCACGTCTTATCCGTGTAACAAATGATATGCCTGGTGAACTTTCGTTCCTTGTGCATAAGACTTATGTTGCACTGATGACAAACGTCTGGCCTAACATTCAGGCTTCGTTCTCTCGTCCTGTCATCGTGAATGGAAAGCAGCGAGCAATGTTGGAGTATGGTATCGACTATGTGGTGGGCGAAGCAAAGCTACCTTCACACTTCCGTCGACCACGCTACCCTATTGCCTACGCTAAGCACTCGGTCATCTTCCGCAATGGTGCGCACCTTCAGTTGGTGTCTTCTGATCAGCCTGAGAGTGTCGCTGGACGTAATGCCGTCCACGCTTTCGTCGAGGAGATGAAGCACAACAGCGGTGAGAAACTCAAGTCACGCCTTTTCCCTTCTCTCCGTGGTGGTTCAGCGGACATCCGTCGCTCTGCCTACTATGAAGGTGTGACGGGTGTGAGCGATACGGCACGTGTCGACCTTGGTGAGGACGATTGGTTTGAGGAATACGAAAACAAGATGGACCGACAGCTCATTGAGGAGATAGCCAGTGTCTCGCTTGCTATCAATCAGTCGCTTTATAAACAGTTTATGCTTCAGCAGGAATTGCGCAATACGAAGAACCCTGTCACAATGGAGAAAATCAGACTGGAGAATGAACGCCTTAACGCCTTTGTTGCCCGATGGAAACCACGATTAGCGGATATGCGAAGGAACGCAATCTACTATATCCGTGCTTCATCGTTCTGCAATAAAGACATCTTGGGTCCTAAGTTCTTCAAGACCCAGCTCGACACACTGGATATGGATGAGTTCTTGACCGCTATCTGTGCTATTCGACATAAGGAGGTGACTAACAAGTTCTTTACCACCTACGACCACGAGCGACACCAGTTCAAGGATAGCTATATCTATGACCAGATACTGAAACTAAACCTCAAGGACCACTTCACCCTCACCGCTCGCTATCTTCGTCACTACGATAAGCGTGAACCGCTCTACATTGGTTACGATCCTGGTAACTTTCAATCGCTCATTGTCGGACAGAAGAAAGACTATGGTAGTCGCTTCGACATCATCAAGGAGTTTTGGGCTTACATACCCGATGACCAGCAGAACCTTGCGCAGCAAGTGTATTCTTTCTTTGGTACGGATGCAGTGAATAAGGTAATACACCTTTATCCTGACCGTGCTGGTAACAAGACACGTGAGGAATTAGAGCAGATAACTACTGACTCACTGACAATGAAGGCAGCCTTAGAGAGTTACGGTTTTTCAGTTCTTCTTTACAACGACGGCGCGCCGACCATTTACCACTGGCAGCAGTTCCGCCTTTGTCAGTTGCTTTTTGGCGAGAAACTTCCCTTGCTCCCAAAGGTGCGAATAGATGAGAACGAATGCCCTAACCTTTGCAGTGCAATTTTGATTAGTCCGTTGAAGAAAACCAACGGTAAAATAGAACTCGACAAAGCTTCAGAGAAGAAGGAGGAACTCAAGCGAAGACCTGGATTAACAACGCAGCTCCCAAGTGCGATGATTTACCTTTTATATGGTCTTTATTCCGACCTTATCAAGAAGGAATTAAGCAGTTATCCTGATGATTTGCCTGAAAACATCACAATATAACACCCAATAATGTCCAATATTTGATATAAAAAATGTTCAAAACAGGGCAAAAACAAAGGTTATTTACATAGGTCAAAAACTTACTTTGTTGTGTTTCAGCTGTTTACGTTTTGAAAATCAAAATCAAAAATAAACGAATGACGGAAATCATCACGCACCGCTGAATTGAGGAAAAGAGGTGCAACGTTCCAAAAGTTGGGAAATATGACAGGGAGGGGTGAAAATCGTCCTTTGTTCCCACAGCGATTTTCAGTAATTTCGCAAGTAATGGAGAAGACGATTGAATTGAACGGCATTGATGCAATGCAATGGGCAAGGGAGATAAGTAGAGTACCACAAGGTGACTTCACTATCTGCTTCTTCCCCTACTCTCGCATACAGGGTATGGCAGGTGAGCAGATGATAGTTAAGGAACATTGCAAGTGGCGTACGCAACTACCGCAAGACTGCTTCAAAGTAGATGCCGAGAACTTCTTTCTTTTCGAGGACCAAGAGGGAAACCCAAAGATGTGCTATCGCATACTCATCAGATACATGGGGTTCCCACAAGACGGATATAAACTACATAAGATAAATTGGTTATGACAGATAGTATTGAACTGCACGGCAACGCTGGACTCTACGTCATGGACGGCAACACCTTCTCCTTTCAGATTGGAGAAGGAAGAGAGTTATCGACAAGCCCAGGGCTACTCATACCACAGGGTAGACAGACTTGCCTACATGAACACCAGTGGATGAGTGTGAATGGATACCAAGTGTGTATGCGTGGTATGAACAACGCACTGTGTGAAGAGGTAACAATGGAGATAAAGCAGAACCGCCTGCTGCCTCGCTTGTATAGCAAGGAGATTAAGATGCTCTATGGTAACGGTCCTTGCGCCTATATGCAGACAGTAGAGAATGGTAAGCTGCGACGTGAGTACACCGCACTACCTGCGTGGGATGAGTGGTTGAACTCTTGGCAAGAGCGTGGTATGGAAACATCCGCACAGGAGTTCGCTAAGACCTGCATTAAGAACTACTACTGGTTCGGTGATTACTTCGTTAAGTGGAGGTTCTCACGTGGTAAGCGTATTGGTATGTTGCCAGTAGCAGGTCTTGAACCATTAGAGAATAAGCACTGCCGTCTTGCTACCACCCGTAAGGATGTTGCCTATGATCAGATTAACTATGGAGACTTTAACAACATTGCAGTAGGACGGTGGACATACGGCTTAGGCAATTACAAGATATACCCTAAGTTCGCATTGTCAGAAGTTGACAACTATCTATTCGCAGCCGTGTCACACCACCGAGAGAAATCAGTCGATGAGTTCTACGGTGTGAACGAAACCCATCAAGGCGCACGTCCATATATTCAAGGCAGCAATAAGACCGCCTCCTACATTAACTCCTTCCTGCGTAATTCCCTTGCAGCGAAGATACACATCATCATTCCTTTTTCATGGGTATCAAGCAAGCGCAATCAGCTGATGAAGCTGTGCGAAGAGAATAAGATTCGCAATTCTAAGAAGCAGGAGTTAGTTAAGTATAACGGTATCAACATCGGTACTGAATATCGCGAATCGTTGCTTGTAGAGTATATGCGATTGGAACTTCGCAAGATAGGCGACTATCTGAGCGGTGCTGACAATCAAGGCAAAGCTTACTCTTCTATTTCGTTTATGGATAACTCTGGGCACGAGCAGCAATGGAGAATCGAAACTATCGACCTTAAATATAAGGAATATATCGAATCTTTGATTTCGTACGATAAACGAGCAGAAGAAGCCTTACTCTCAAGCGTTGGTTTGGATGCATCTATCACAGCAGTTAGCAAGGATGGTGTCATCAGCAAGTCAGGTTCTGACGCTTACTATAACTACCTTATCTATATAATGTCACTCACACCAGAGGACGAGATATGTGCAGAACCGTTTAATCTCGCTCTCCGATTGAATTTCCCTGAACTCTATAAGCAGGGCTATCGCATAGGCTTCTATCGTGAGGTTCCACAACGACAGGAAGACGTCGCACCGAAAGACAGACTAAATCAGCAGCAGTCATGAAGAATGTATTAGTAGATATTTTCAAGGATTTTGGTTCATTCAGCAAGTACGCACCTGGTGTGGAAACGAATATGGACCTGAACGACCTGCTTTCGTCAGGCATTACCGCTCGCAAGCGTGTTGAAACCATCATCACCGCAGAGGTGTTCGATGCAATCATCAGTAGTTCCGACGAAACACTCACAGAACCCCTACGTTCTGCTGTAGCAAACATGACAATGGCGTCACAGTTGATTTTCGATAGTATCAACCGCAGGAAGAACCATGTCGACGTGTATAAGTACGAGGTGGAAGGGATGAAGCGTGCGTATATGGATAATTACTACAATGCGATGGATTCTATCATCCAACGCTTGATGTCTACCAAGGTTACGAGCGAAAACACCGACTCCCCTGCTGCTTTGTGGCGAAAATCACGATATTACAAGATTATAGACAGTTGTAAGATAAAGACCACCGAAGCGTTCGATTCTATCTATCCAATAGACCTCTCTTACTTCTTCTTCTTCCGTATTCTCCCATTACAGAAGGAAACGCTCGACGAACGTCTGTCTGCTTACTACGACAGACTCACAGATGAGAACCGTGAGCGTGTAGAACCGATATTGACGCTTGCACTGCTTAAGAAGACCGTTGCAAAGTCGCTCCGTCGCTTCGATATATTGGAGTTCCCTCCAACTATCCGTAATCTCTTCGACGATAGTCACGCTTCACGGACAGGTAAGGACGAACACGACGCTGCGCTTGCTCTTGCTGATCGGCTCGACCTCGAATCAGAGGATCTCATCTCGAATGCAGATACGCTGCTCTCCACAGATGCCTCGGTGGATTTCTGCTCTAATTCAGCGTATAATGATCCTAATGATAATATTATAATGTTGCCATGATGAAGGATATTGAGCTAATATATAAAGGTGAGACTCATAGCATTCCTAACCGTTGGGATGCTATGAATGACCGCCAGTTCATCCGCCTTGTGGGCGACTTCCTTCGTATGGCAGCAGGCGAACTGTCCGCAGGAGAGGTTCGGATTAATTGGTTATGCGACATCATGGGTTGGGATAAGCGCAAGTTTCACTCAGAGGAACAGATTGCTAACCTCGTGGCTATCTCCGAGCAACTCACGTTCATGTTTCAGATAAACTACCCTGATAACAATAGTGTCTTGGATGGTGTTGACGAGGATACTTACGAGTTATGCCGTCGTGTAGATCCTTATCGCTTGAATATTCCTCTTGCACGTGTGCTGCGCCGTCTCGACTATCAATACGTAATCGACCTCTGTTTCTGTGCGCAACTCATCCCTTCTGTTCGGATTGGTGAGCGTACTTATCATGGATATAGAATTGAGACGGGATTCGGAATGCTCACCTGCTCGCTTACTGCCCTTCAGTACATCGAAGCACAGGAACTCATCGAACGAGGAGAGGAATCACTACCTCTGCTTGCTGCTATTCTCTATTATCCAGAGAAAGAATACCATTCTGAACGTGCGCACGAATTAGCTAAGGTGTTCGCTCGATTACCTATCGAAACACTCACAGCTATATCGTTTAATTTCCAAGCATTCAATAACTATCTCTTCAGCAAGACTTCATTCTCTCTGTTGGCTAAGTTCGTGCATAGACCTAAGCAGCCTATCACTACTGACGCTTCTGATGCGCTCTACGACCTCTCCAAGGAGGGACTTGGCAACGCAAAACAGATAGAGCAGATGAACGTACTTACTTATCTGAAGGTGCTGCGCAAGAAGACTATCGACGCAGTCAAGGATATGAAGGGTTTTGGCTGGGATAAATTAAAAATCAGTGAAGAGGTAGGGCTGCCTATCTCTGTAATCGATAAGATATTATGATTAAAGATCAGTTTCTCTATTTTGCACAATATCCGTCAAAAGAGGGTATTCGTGCTATACTTACCAATGGTTCGAGCGACTTTCCTGGTTACAACGAACTTGCAGAGTCACTCGATAAACTTCCCAATGTGTCGCGACTTCCTGAAATAGCCAACTATGTCTATGGTCAGTCTTTCGACGAATTAAAGCAGCGTATCGATAAGTTAGTGGGTTCGTTCCTGTTCGTTGACTACGGTGAACTGAATATGTCTGCGGATGGACAAAACTCTTATCAGATTACCCAGCGCATCGCCATTACGGTGGCAAACAAGATGACGAACCGTGCTGATGCTGCTGAATACATGCTTGCCTCCGATCAGACCCTTCGATTACTCTCTAAGCTTCACGCTTGGATGATAGCTGACGCTGAAGAAGGCAATATCGACTGGATATCTCGAGGCGAACTCGATAAGGCAGAGATGATTCCCTTCGTAGCTACTGAATTATCCTCCCTCGGATGGACATTAATGCTCTCTTGTGTTGCACCAGACACGCTTGGAACACACGTTCTAAGTCGGTCCTTTGCAAATCATGATTAAATACTTACCTTTGTATCGTGTTTATTAGTTGGTAAAATCATAATTAATAGTTTCTCATATTAAAGGATTGTTTAGGATAATGAATGAATGAAGGGCTGACGCAGTGATGCGTTGGCCCTTTTTGTATCATTCTTTAGCTTAAGATAATTACTCCTAAATCGCTGATTATAAGTGCAATAGTACTTGCGTGTTCCTTATTATAGTGTTAACTTAGCAGTACAATTAGAAACAAAGAACATTCAAAAAACAAAGATTATGAACGAGCAAATTCAAAGCATTCTCAACGAGAACGGAACAAAGACTTCAAAGATTCAGAAGCTTCTCACCCTTGGACTTACACGCAGACAGGTAGCTGACCTTGTAGCAAACGGAAACTACGGATTCGTGCAGAACGTCTACAAGCGAATGATGCAAGGAATGACACAGAGCGCAGCACAAGCAGCAGCAACAGTTCTTCCACAACTCGACTACACCTTTAACCGCAACTTCGGTGTTGAAATTGAAGCTTACAACTGCATGAGAGGACGCCTCGCAAGAGAACTCAACGCAGCAGGCATCAGAGTAGAGGTTGAGGGTTACAACCACACCGACCACACCGACCATTGGAAGCTGGTTACCGACAGCAGTCTTTCAGGCAACAACACTTTCGAACTCGTTAGCCCAATCCTACACGGAGAGCAAGGACTTGAGGAACTTGAAAAGGTCTGCTGGGTACTCGACCTCTGCAACGCTAAGGTTAACGACTCTTGCGGACTTCACGTTCACATGGACGCTGCTGAATTCGACCTCCAGACTTGGAAGAACCTTGTAATAACTTACAAGCGCCTTGAGAATGTTATCGACCACTTCATGCCTCGAAGCAGACGCAACAACACTTTCTGCAGGCCTCTTACCACCATTTCAGAGACAATCATCAACCAAGCTTCTAACATTGGTGAGCTTAGAGCAGCTTTTAATCACAATCGCTACCACAAGGTTAACCTCGAAGCCTACGCACGCCACCGCACGGTGGAGTTCCGCCAGCACGGAGGTTCAACAAACTTCACAAAGATGTCTGCTTGGATTCATTTTCTCGCAAAAATGATTACCTTTGCAAAACAAGGGCAGGTACAAAACAACACCACCCTGCAGAACGTTCCCTTCCTTACCGAGAGTGAAAAGTTATACTTCAGATTAAGAACTAAAAAATTAACAGCATGTTAACAACTTACAGGCTGAAGGATGGCGACAAAATCGTCGCCACCTCTCCAGCTGATTTCCTCCACCAACTTCACACAGGCAGTCGCTTCGATAGCGAAGGCACAGATACAGATTATATGGTGCGTTTCGCTCACCGCTTACAGGAACTCGAGGGCTACCTTGTTTCGACTGACAACCCCGATGCCTTCCTTGCTGACTTAATCCGTCACGGTTTCGTGACCGTTGATTCATAGAATAACGATGCTCGTTCTTTGTTGCCGTAGCAGTTTTCGAACTGTTACGGCTCTTTTATGTAAAGTATTGAGAAAAAATAAACTTTCTATCAATAGTTATCAATTTCGTTAAGTCACGAAAATGTTTTAAATGTTAAATATTCAATCTTACTACGATTTTTTATAGTAAATATTTGCATACTACAAATATTTGTAGTACCTTTGTATTGTCATAAGAAAACAATGAGAATATGAAACAGAAAAAAGAAATGATGGAGGTTACACCTGAAGAAAGGGAACTCCTTGAGAGAATGAGAAATTATAACAACTCTTATCCGAATGGTTATCCACAACTCCTATGGGATTTACAGGAGTTCTTCGACAAAATGGTCCGACAGCCATACGAATAAAACAAAAGACCTCTCCCTTACGGGGGAGAGGCACAATAAAGTAAAACTATAAACACAGCAACAATGGAAACAGTTATGACAACCCCAGTAGTAGTTACTGATATGAAAAGAAAAGTACAAGACATCTTAATGTCAGTTTCATGGCGTGATTTTGCCAACACCTACTTTCAGAAATCTTCCTCTTGGTTTTACCACAAAATGGATGGCATTGACGGCAACGGAGGTGCAGGCGGTTTCAACCAACAGGAGACCGAGCAGATGCGAGGCGCACTTATCGACCTATCCAACCGCATTCGTCGTGCAGCTGAGAATATTTAGGCGAGGTTCTCATTGACCTTAAGACAAAAGTCACTCATCGCCTATGGGTGCATTTTAGCCTCTCGCAATGCGAGGGGCTTTTTCCTTTCATTGTTATTGCGTTGTTATTCGATTTTTGTATCTTTGCAACGAATATTAACTAAAAACTATTGTATTATGGAACATCAACTTATTGTAGAGAGCGATCTTGTAGATTATCTCTCTAAGAAAGAAAACATCAACACATTTATCAATTTCTGTATCCGTGAGAGAATGAAGGCAGAAATCAATATGTCTATGAGAAAGGTTAGAAGACCCTCTCTCGAGGTGAGAGAAAATAATCATCTTGACTCTGAAACATTGAAGCCTCTCAGCGCAGAAGAAGTGGAAAATCCAAACACACCATTCTTCGGTCAGAAGATTGTCATCACAGGACAGTTTCTTACCTTCCCGAAGCGTGATGAACTGGGAAAACTCCTGAAGCAGTATGGAGCTGACATGAACACTTCTATCAGTAAGAAGACTAACATTGTCATTATGGGTTATGCTGCTGGTCCAAAAAAGAAAGACTTAATTAAAGACCTTAAAGGGCAAGGCTATGATATCCAAGTGTATAACGAGGACCAGCTGTTAAGGGTGTTTGACGAATATCAAATACCTCACGATGATTTACCCGATGAGAGACCCATTATAATAGAATAATTTTGCGTGGCGCAAAAAATATTTGCGTTTTTATTTGGCAGTTACAAAAAGACTTCTTATCTTTGCAACTGTCAAACAATGTGTAGTAATACACAAATAAGGGCGAGAAGAAATTTCAAGCCCCGAACTTATTAAATTTCGATGGGCTTATTTTTATGCCCATACTTGCAGCCTTCTGCAATGAAGATATGGCGGATGCCTTCCAGTGAATTTGCCCTTGTTGGTGTAAGACACATTGTTTGACGACAGGAAGAGCATCCGCTTTTTCTGTTTCCGCACCTGACGGATTCAGGCAACAGTCAAACAATGTGCAACATGCAACAAGTAATCGAATTCGAGAGTTCTGCAAAGCAGCAGCCTATCGACGTACGTACTACGATACAGCGCAAACTCAAGTCTCTTAATCTTTGGCTCGACGCTAAAAGCGAGTTCTACAGCAGGATTTGCGAGTTCTCAGTTACCCGTCGTTTGGTAATTCGAGTTAACCTTGTATCTTTGTGCGTGATAGTAGCAGCTGTAGCCATCGAGCAGCAGCCTATTACATCCGTAGTTTCAACCCTCTGTGCAGGCTACTTAGTTTATCGCATGAATAAATCAGAAAAGAAACAGAAAGGAGGCAAGGCATGATATTCATTTATAATTACTTCAAGGTTCCTGATGTTCCAAAAGACCTTGAACCACTTTCCGAATTTATAAAGAAATATAACAAGGTTCTTGTAGCAGACATTGATACGTTTGCAGTATTTATCGATGAGGTGTATAAGAAGTTTAACTCGATTCCCAATGCGAATAAAAAATATACGCTCAATCTTTCTGATAGTTCTATCGCTATTGACGACAACGAAATTCCATTCTCGATGATAAGTATAGGTTTCTCCGACATACTTGGCTTATGGGGCTTTCAGACTTTCGAGAGTTCTACCCAGTGCGACCAGCAGAACCTTGAGGTTTTTCCTGTCCCCGATAAAGGTGACGAATGTTTTTGTCTCCCAGATCATTTAAAAAATATAATTAAGAAAGGAGGTGCAAAATGATATTCTTTGACTACTATTTCAAGGCATCTTCTACCCCGAAGTACCTTGCGCCTGTTGTTATCTGTATGGAGCGACGTTACCAAGCCCTTATGGCTGACGAATCTACGCTGAAGACGTTTATTGAAGAACTAAAATCAGAACTGGATGCCATTCCAAAGGCAAAGGGAAAATACAACCTCACTGCTGAAGCTGATAACGGTTATATCTATATCTGTACAACTACAAAACTCAGCTTCGCTGAAAATGTTTTACGTCTGCATTATAAAGAGGTTCTTTCTTTGGAAGGTTTCAGCGAGGAACTCAGTAAGAACCTTAATGAAGTGATAAGAAAGGAGGCAAAGCATGATAATATTTGATTGCTATTTTCGAGACTTTTCAATTCCCAAAGTCCTTGTACCACTTGCTGATTGTATGAAGAATTATCAAGGAGTTCTTGTAGCGGACTTAAAAGCATTCAACAAGGTTGTTGATGAATTGAAAGAAAATTATAACGCTATTCCAAAGGCAGAAGAAAGATTCTCGTTCCATGTTAGCGAAGGATCTCTTGGGACTATTTCAGTCTACAAGAACAACTCTCAACAGAAGTGTATGTTGCGCATCTATTTCTCTGATGTCCGTGGGATGTTTGGATTCGATTCTTCTCAAGAGTCTATTCAGCCTGTACCAGACGATGGCGACGAATATTATTCTTTGCCTGATCACATTAAAAGTAGTGTTCAGAAAGGGGGTGCGAAATGAAGATTATAACCGACCCTACTGTTTATGACTACCACGCTGAAAAAGGCTTGTTCATACCGTTAGATGATTTTTGTTCAGCACCAGGCTTGATAAAGTCATTAAGAGATAATGTTAAGCGTCAACTCACTAAGGCGGAGTATCATCTTGACTATTATAAGAACATTCATGATGCAGGCGAAGCTTCTTCTCGTCAACAAACAGCTATGGATAGATGGGGAGATCGAGTGAACAACCTTAAGGGCTTTGACAAAACCCTTTCCGAAGTAAAAAAAATAATTGATTTAAAATGAAATACAAAATGAAAGCGTCTATCGTTAATCTCGACGAAAAAACTTCTGAGACCCTTCGAGCAATGCTCGACCCTGGTTATATCTCTGAGCGCACAGAACGCTTAGAAGCTATCGAGAGTTTTCTTCTTGACCAATGGAGAGATGCAGGAGCGATAAAGCCTGAAACAGCTCTCACATTCCTCGACACCCTGCACTCACTGCGTAGGGATCTCAACGCATTCCTCACCTCTGCTGAGCCTCACAGAGGTGCCGATAATCAAAAACTATAAAACCTTAAGACAATGACAACAAAGAAAGAAAACGACGAGCAGCCTATAACTGACATCAGTATATACATAGCTGCTTTATCAGCGACATATCGTCCAGCGTCGACACCAGCAGAAACTACGCACTTCTTCTCTACCCCCGAGGTAGTAGATGCCATACGTAATATAGACCCTTCTGCCAAGGTGTGTGCAGAGCAAGTATTCACAGCTCTTCGCAATGCAGGATATAACTTCTGCAATCGCCCTGGTGCGCAAGGGTTAGAGTTCAAGTGGATGTTCCGTGAAATATAATGTTTGTTCTATTAAATTCGTAGAGGGCAGTGCGTTGTGAAGCGTGCTGTTCCTCGTCCTTTAATCTCTTTTATAAATCAACTATCTTTGCTTTATGATTACAGAAAGCCTTATACGAAAGAAATTCGTTCATAACACAATGACAGATGCTATCAATCGTCTCTATGCAGCATGGAGACCAGCTGTTTCAGTCTTTCAGGTACGTTCAGGCGAACTTCAACGCTTTGCTCAAAGCGGAGCTTCTTCAAAACAAATCTCTGATGGTTCGTATGAATTACGTTTGTTTATACCTTTACACCTTCGTTTTCTTGATATTCAATATCGAAAACCTAAAGGGAAAAGAGCACAAGGACAGTCTAATCTTTATAATAAACTTGTCTGGCCTATCCTTTATAAGCACGTATTCCCAGAACTACGCTATGGGCTTACCGACGAGGTTCGCAACTCTCTACATGATCAATTGTTCCATGCAATAGAAAGTAAATAATCAGACTATCACTTGTGCGTTTCAAGGATATTGCTTATCTTTGTCGCAGGAGCTAAAAACAAAAACTATGTGGATATTTCTCGAAATAATCATAACACTAATAACAATGCCCTTCTTTATAAAGGCTGACGATTGGTGCTGGAGAGCTTGCCTTATTTACATTGGTTGCTGCATGCTCTTTACACCCCTCGTAGGAATCCCCGTTTTTCTCTTTGCTTTCAGCAGATAGACAAACAGTTTTGTCCTTTCCTACTTTATTGTCTGTTATTACCTTTGTTTATAAAAGGTAATAACAGACAATTTTATTTATGGCAAAACATTTATCTGAAGACGAAGTTACACTCGTTGTAAATGCTAAGGCAGACAAGGCGCAGCAGAATATTCGTAAGTTCTCTAAGGAAATTGATAACCTTGGAGAGCGCAATAAGTCACTCCAACGTCAAATGGAATCTCTCGAACTTGCAGGCAAGAAGAATACTGATTCGTGGAAACAACGACGTGAAGAGTATGGCAGAAATGCCACGCAGATTCGAAACCTCAAACAGCAAATCGCAGCTGAGACGAAAGCACTTGACCTTAATGCTCTCACTATGGCACAACTACGCCAACAAGCACGTAGTCTTCAACGACAGCTTGACAACACGTCGAAAACTATTAACCCAGAAGATTGGAAAAAGCTATCCA